CCGGGGATCGTCACGATGCCCGTCGGCTGCAGCGCGCCATTAAGCTGCTCGTTGTATCCGGTCTGCACGTATTGCGGGAGGTCGAATGCGTCGGGCGGCGCGCCTGACGCCATCGAAATGACACCCACACCGGACCCGACGTTGATCTGCCGCGCCGCGTTGACAGTGAATGTCTCCAGCTCGTCCTGCACGTCGTCGCGCGCGTACCGCAGCGTCTGCCCGCGAGCCGGCGCCGTGAGTCGCCCGCTCGTCGAGTCCCATGCGTAGCGCTCGTCGCCGATGAACACCGCCTCGAGGCCGTCGCACTCGTGGCCGGCCAGCACCTGCACCATCGCGAAATACTGCTGGGTCGGCGTCGGACTGACGACGTAGGCGATCACGCCCGACTTGCGGACACGCCCGTAAACGATGTCGCGAGGCGCGTCTGACGACCGAATGGTCACCGTGCGGTCCTGCAAGCTGTTCAGGTACTGCTGGCGGGCCTTCTTCTTCGCGCGGCGGTTCGAGTACAGCGAATAGGCGAGCAGCGCAATCTGGACGTACGGGATCGAGAACCTCTGGACGAACGGGAACGAGAACCCCGCGGCCTGCGCTGCGCCTGCACCTGGCGGCATGGCCGCCATCAGGAAAGCCTCGCCTTGGTGATGAACACGACCGACTTGTCGACCATTGACGCGAGGTAGTCGAGCCCGCGATCGTCGGGGTACTCGATGGCCTGGTCGCTGGCGTTGTAGCGGCGCGTGTTCACGTTCGAGAGCGCGCCGAACCAGCTCCGCAGCCGGATCACCAGGCGCGCAGATCCTCCGGTGTAGCTCACGGTTGGCGTCGGGTCGATCGACCAGGTCGCGGTCTCGACGTTCGTTTTCCCGCCGTCGAGCAGCGAGAAGATCTGCGTGGATGCCATTGCTACCCCTGGAGGCCGGCTGCGTCGTCCTGCAGCTCGACGGAATCGATCACGCCAGCGTCCGAGTGCAGCGTGTTCAAGAACTCTCGGCCCGAATTGAAAAACTCGAACTCGTTGAGCCACAGCTTCCAGGCGCGTCCGTAGACGGGCTCCTGCAAAGCCTGAGACACGATGGCGACCGGGACGCCAGAGAAAGTTAACTCCCAGCTCGTCGCCTCGGTGCCGGTCTTGGCGTTCTTCGCCGACACGTCCAGAATCCGTGCCGCGCCGACCCAGGCCTTGCCGTCCCAGATGACCGTGTCGTCTGCGGTGCAGTAGCGCTGCGTGCCCGAGTCGTAGGAAAGCTCGACGAACAGAATCACGATGCGCGAGGACTCGGCCATTACCAGACCTCGACCAGGTCGACGGAGATGCGGCCCTGCACGCGCCCGGCGCGGTACGGAATGCGGACCTCGCCTGTTGGCATCATCAGCGCCGTCGGCCGATCCCAGGTCACCGCGGAGCCGCTGGCGATCGGCAGTCGGGCCGGGGGAGAAACCGAGACGGTCATTGCCCCGGCCCCGTTGGCGGTCACCGCCGCGGTGACCATAAACAGCATGCCGCCTGCGCTGATCATGTCAGCCGGCCGTAGGGTTGCAGCCGCCGTCGAGGCGATAGACAGTACGGTCGCGCCTTGTGCCACATCGCTTGAGATCGTGGGCGAGCCGCGCATCGTGCCGCGCGGGTTAGGCCGCACCGGGTGCCACATCGAGATGAGGTTTGCGGGGCCGCTGATCTTTGCCCAGTACGCCTCGCGATCGGCCGCATCCGCATCAAGCGCACGGGCCTCGGGATAGGACAGCGTCGCGAGCCACCTGGAACCGGGCAGCTCCAGCCGCTCGACCGAGCCGTTGAACCTCGAGGTATTGACGATCACGTTCGGCCGCAGGCCCCACTCGGCCGACGAAGGAACGAATGCGCGGGTGTTCGGGTAGGTGTAGGTCGCCATTACGCGAACGCTCCGCCGCCGCGCATCGACTGCAGGATGCGCACCTGCGCCTCGGCCATGAACGCCTCGCCGGCCTGCAGCAGCTCCTGGCGCGTCACGCCGCTGGCGACGTTGAGCGTCAGGCTCACGCCGCCGCCGCCGAGCGCGTTGTTCGGGATGATCGTGCCGCGCTGCTTCGGTGTGAACAGCTCCGGGCCGCGCTCGCCCACTAGGTAGGTCGTGCCGCCGGTGACCGGGCCGCCCAGGGCCTTCGGGCCTCCGAACAGCGCGCCGATCGCGTCCGAGAGCAGCCCGGACGTCGATGCGCCGCTGCTGTCCTTGCCGCCGAACAGCGCGGTGATCAGCGGCTCGGTGATCGACTTGCGGACAGCGAGCCGTCTGATGTCGTCGCGGACGCCCTTGAGCACGTCGGACAGGCCCTTGCCGCCGACGATGGCGTCCTCCATTGCCGAGGAGAAGGTCAGCCCGAGCTGACGCGCCGCGTCGTCGGCCTCCCGGATCTTGTCGGGCACCGGCGAGATAACGCCGTCGACCTTCGACAGGATCTGCGCCTGCCGCGCGTTGCCCACGTCCTGCGGCAGGATGCCGGCGGCCGTCAGGTCGCGCACGCGCTCGAGCTCGCGGTAGAGGGCGCGCGTCGGGTCGATCGCGTCGCGGATGGCCTCGACGTCGCGCTCGATTGCCGTCTGCGCTTCCGACTCGGCCCGGTCGTTCTCGGCCACGCGGCGCAGCGCGGCGTCGGCGGCAAGATCGAGCTGCTTTGCCAACTCCTTCGCGGCCTCGGCCTCCTCGCGCAGCTTCTCGTCGGCGATCGACTGCATGATCAGCGCGTCAAGTTCGGCGTAGACCCGGTCGGGACGCCCCGCCTTGCCGCCGCCACCCGCGCCGCCCGGCAGCGCCGGCGCCTGGCCGCCCGACTGGCCGCGCAGCAGACGCGCCAGCTCCGGGTCGTTGCCTGCGATGCCCTGCAGCCGGGTCTTGTCCAGCGCGTTCGCCCTGCCCTGCAGGAAGTCGATCACCTTCTTGCGGTTCGCGATGTCGGCGTCGATGGCCGCGAGCGCGCCGTCGTCCTGCATCCCGGGGTTCTTGGCGCGCAGGTCGAGCTCGGCCTTCCGCGCCTTGGTGAGCCCGTCGATCGCCTTCCGCTGCGCTTCGATCTGCGGCACCACGCCGCCGTCGGACAGCGTCGAGCCCTGCAGCGCGTCGAAGAACCCGAGGCCGGCCTTGCCGGCGTCATTGAACGCGGTCGACACCGCCGCCAACTTGGTGACGATCGGCCCGAGCGTGGACTGAACCAGCTTGTCGGCTTCGATGCCGAGCGTCCGGTAGGCGTTGGCGACCGTCTCGGCGGCCGCGGCCTGCTCGGTCGTGACGGTGGCCGCCTCGCGGGACCGCGTCGCCAGGTCCTTGAGCATCGGCAGCAGCGCGGCGCCGCTCTTCCCGAACAGGGCCTGCGCGAGGACTGTCTTGTTCGTGCCGTCCTCGTAGCTGGCGAGCGCCTTCGCGACGTCGCTCAGCACGGCATCGACCGGGCGCAGGTTGCCCGCGGCGTCCTTGGTCGCCACGCCGATTGCCTTGAACGCCTCGGCAGCCCGGCCCGACTCCTCGTCGGCGCCCGCCATCGACTTCGCCAGCTTGCCGGCCGCGTCGGTGATCTGGTCGAGCGTCACGCCCGTCGGGGCCAGGGTGTTCAGGATGCTCGACAGCGACTCGACGGACGCGCCGGTCGATTCCGCGGCATCGTCCAGCGCCGCCATCTGCTCGACGGTGGCGCCGAGCTTGCTGATCGCGGCGTCGAACGCGACGGCGCCCGCAATTGCGCCGAATGCCGTTGTCAGGCCTGCGGCGGCGCGGTTTGCCTGAGCAGCAAACCCGTCGAGCTGCCCGCTCGCCTTCTGCAGGCCCTGCTCGAGGTTCGCGAGCTTCGCGTTGATGTCGATCGTGAGCGCCGCGAATGCCATCAGTCGGTTCCTCGTCTTTGATGCTCACGAATCACGGTCATGCGGTGCAGCAGGCCCTCGACGTCGTCGACGCCGAGCACCTCAATTGCATAGGGGATGCCGGCCCACTCGAGCCCGCCGAGGAGGTTCCACGCATCGAGCGCGGCCTCGTCGATCGGATCGAGTGGCGGCGCAGGCTCAGGGTCGCTCGGGTCTCTCGCCGCCTGCCAAGCGAGAAACTCGGTCAGTTTTTTTCGGCGGCCGCCAGTCGCGCTTTGTGCGCCTCGATCGTCTTGATCGCAAAGCCGGCTACCACGCCCCAGACGTCGGGCTGGTCGTCGACCCAGGCCATGAAAGTCTCGATGTCGAACGGGACCGGCTGGTCCCCGCCGCCTGCGTAGAGAGCCGCTTCGTCGACTCCATCCCAGTCGACGACCGCGGCCCGCACCAGATCGAGCACAAGGTCGGCGTCGTCCGGATTCTTGCGGCGCAGGCGCGCCACGAGGAGCTCGGCGGGGCGCCGCACGAGAAACCGCAGGCGCCCGGTCGTGACCCACTCCTCGCGCTGGGCGAGGATCTTGCGTCGGATCGCGTCGTCCATGCGGTCAGGTGTTGTACTTCACGTACCGCGTGGAGCGGACAATGATCGACATCGAGCCCGACAGGATCTGGTTGACGTTCGCGGACTCGCCGACGGTCGACGGGATGCCTGCCCAGCACCGGCGCTGGCCGCTCGCGCGCGCGGCGCGGAACGGCAGCACGTTCCCGAGCAGCGCCTGCGCGTCGATGTAGGACTGCACGGTCTGAGCGTAGTCCGTGAACAGGTTAACCGAGACGTCGGGCAAAGCGATCATGCCGGCGAGCGATTGCTTCGTCACGTCGAGGAGCGTCGTCGCGTCCAGGTTGTCGACCGATCCCGCGCCGAAATCAATCGAGGTCGCGGTCGAGATCGTGGAAAACGTCGTGACCTTCTGGCAGTTGCCGGCCGACCAGGTGCCCCAGTTCGTCGAGTCTACGCCCTCCAGCACGAAGTTCGTGCCGGTGACCGTCTTGACCCGCGCGACCAGGAAGGAGAGCTCGGTCATACCGTCGACCGCGCCGAACATGACGAAATCGCCGTTGGCGAAAGTGTTCGTTGCGGTGACGACCGCCTCGTTCGCCTTGCTGATCGCCGTGACGGTGATGGCCGCGGCGAGCGCGGTGCCAACTTCGAGCCGGTATCCCCGGCCTGCTTCGATTGCCATCTTGTACCCCTAGAAATGCAAAGGCCCGCGAGAGCAGGCCGTTAGGTGGTTGGAGTGCTACGGGTCAGGCGGTCGTCGACCACCAGTCGAACTCGACCGTCTCGGCGTGCAGGCCGATCTCGGCATCGAACAGACCGTCGCGGCTCTGCAGCGGTACGGTCCGATCAGCAAAAGCGCCGATGATCGCGTCGGCGACGCTTTTGGCTTCTGCGATGCCTTCGGCCCAGCACTGAACGACGATCCGAGTCTGGTACATCACGACGTCACCGGTAAGCGCCGAGATGGCGTCTGTGCGGAGCGCGTAGGCGACGGCCGGCATTGCGGTGCCCTGCGGAATCACAGATGGATAGACCCGAACCGCGGAGTCATACCCGAGGATCGACTCGACCGTCGGCCAGTTCGCCATGACGGCAAAAACGTCAGAATCGATGCTCATCGCCGGGCGTTCTCCATCACGATCGCGCGGCGCAGCTCGGCGCTGAACACGGCGGTCGCCTCGTTGGACTTAGATCGGAGCGCAGGCCCGAGGAACGAGCGCGCGGACATCTTCTTCGTGCCGGCCTCGAGGAACTTGAAGTAGAACGGGTCTTTCGGATTCTTGCCGACGCCGAACCCGGCCTGCTTGCCCGCGGTGATTTGCTTGCGGGTGAGCTGGCGCACCGTCACGTAGACGCCCAGGTCACCGCGCTGGCGCGCCAGGCGCGAGCCGCGGACGGTGATCGACCGGCGCACCAGGCCCGCGGTCCGGTACTTGCGCGCGCTGGGCCGCCCCGGCGAGAACTGCAGCACCGGCGCGTTCGCCTGCGCCTCGCGGCGGATGATCTGGCCGGCGGCGCGCAGGCCTTTCCGGAGCGCGCCGATCCGCAGCTTGCGGGGCAGCTCGGCCAGGGCCTGCTTCGCGTCCTCAAGCCCGCCAATCCGGATGTACTCGCCGACCGCGGTCGACCGGTCGACGACAAACTTCGGCCGACGCTTACTCAGCACCTCCTGACGATCAGCGGCCATCGCGAATCCCCGAAGTGCAGAACAGGTCGAGCAGCCTCGTTGCCGGGTCGACCATCAGCGGCTGCCCCGCGAGCTCGAACCGCTGGCCGCGCCAAACGACCCGCATCTCTGGGTCGATTCCAGACCGGAACCGGATCCTGAACACCGTGTCGAACTCGGCTTGAAGTTGAGCCCCTGCAAGCCGCTCGGAGACGCGGACCGGCCGGTACTGCGCCCAGACCGTCGCGAACGTCGACCAGCTTTCGGTTTCCTCGCCGATGTTGTTTCGGAAGATGGCCTTTTGCTCGATCGTGATGCGCTGATCGAGCAGGCCGGCGGGCTGGGTGATCATGCCGCGTAGACTCGCCACTCATCGAGCAGTCGGTCGGCGAACGGCGCCGGCAGCGGCACGCGCTCGGCCTCGGTCTCGCGGAAACGGTAGAGCGTGCCGACGCGCAGCAGCATCCACTCTCGGATTGACTCCGGACAGGCCGCAAAGCCCGCCACGTAGGTGACGATGACCGCGTTAGGCTGCACGCGCGTTGTCGGCCAGTCCGAGCCCCAGGTGAGGCGCAGCACCGCGTCGACCTGCGTGTCGTCAAGCGCGTAGACCGAGCTCGGCAGCGTGGTCAGGCTGCCGGCTTCGTTGACGTACTGCACCGAGGTGATCGATTGCGCAGGACCCAGCGGCAGGCGCAGATCCCGGTCTGGAAAGGCGTCGAGATACAGGCCGAGCGTCGTCGTCGGGATTGTGCGCTGGGTGAAGTGCTCGCACTCCTCCCGCGCGGACTTGATCAGCCGGGTGACCAGCGCGTCCTCGTCGGACGTGTCGACGCGCAGATGCAGCTTTGCCTCGGCGAGCGTGACCGGCTCGACGGTCGGCGCGGTGATGACGTTGACGCCCATGCCGCGCTCAGGTTGCCGGGTCGAAGAACGCGACCATCAGGTCGACGAACGACATCGCGAGAAGCTGTTGATCGCTGATGCCCGCGGCCGCGGCCACGATGCCCACGGGCTGCGTGAGCTGCAGCGCCGCGGTCTGCGGCGGGGTAACGATCTGCCGGTCCGCGCGCGTTGCGATTAGCTCGTCGTCGAGGATGACGCCCTCGCGCACGGTCGCCGACGCGGTCAGCGCTACGCTGTCGATCTGGAGCGCGACGATGCGACGCACGCGCGGCGCGTCGGCTAACTGCTCGGTGAGAATGCCCATTTACATCGCGCTCCGAGGTCAGTAGAAGCCGAAGATTCCGGTGGCGGTCGTGCCGGTGCTCAGAACCTTCCGCACTCGCAGATCGAGGAAACCGGCGGCGACTGTCCCCAGACTGATCGAGCCTGCGTCGCCAAGCATCTGCACCGCAAGCGTTCCGCCTGTCGTCACGTACAGACGCTTAGGGACAATGCCGGTATTCAGGAAATCGGTCGAATCCGACGGCGTGACCGCGAAAGACGATCGCGCTGGAGTGCTCAGGGTGTCCGTGACGTTTGCGAAAGGATCAGGCATCGCTTACTCCTGCGCCTGCTGGCCGCGCGCGTACTCGACGGCGCCCGGGTTGTCGTCGACCATGCCGCGTGCGCGCAGCTCCGGCACCAGGCCGGCGGGGACGGTCGCAAGGCGACCCGCAGACACGCCAAACGACGGCAGGTCGCACAGCGCTCGCACTTCCACCTGGGCGGCCTCGGCGTCGACAGGGGCCGCATCGGGTTGCTTCTTGGTCATCGGGGCACCTCCACTGGTTGCAGAAGATCAACCGCGCGGCCGGGCATTGCGCTCGGCCGCGCGTGGTCGATCAGGTCGCGCTGTTCTGACCGAGGCGGATCGGCGAGCGGGCCGACACGGCGGTCGGGTTCGCGAATTTGCCGTCCATCCGCGCGAACAGCTTGAAGCCGATTTGACCGTTGTCCGCGTACAGCTCGTCGAGCCGCTGCACGACCATGAGGCGCACGCGACGCGCCATGTAGAAGGCGAAGTCCCCGAACGCCACGGAGCGGGCGCTGGCGGCCATCACCGGGGCGTCCGGGTTGACGACGTACGGGTAGCCGAGAATCGTCGCCCCGAACGCGCTGTAGCCGCTCGTGGCTTCGTTGGGCGACGCGTAGTTCGGCATCCAGATCGGACGGCCCGTGGTGTCCAGCTGCGACTTGATGCCCTGCAGCACGCCGTCCGAAAACATCCAGCGCGCCTTCCGGCTCAGACGGTACAGCGGATCGACCGAGTGCTCGAGCGCCACGAGCGAGAGGTACGGGAACGCCGTCGTGTTGCCGGTGGCGGCCGTGTGACCGATGTTCGCGCCGACCGTGGCGTTGAAGATGCCCTGCGGCTGGCCCGAGTTCGTGCCG